TGGATAGATTATCAATTATAATTTAAATAAAATTATGCAAAAATACAGAATAAATATAAAAACAGGGCAAGAAGTAAATGACAATGGTCAACTTGGAGTTAGTTTTTACAGTCAAGATTGGAGAGAGGCAACAACGGTAGAAGTAAAAGATATTGAATTAGGAAAACTAAAAAAAGCTAAAATACTTGAAACAAAAATAAAAAGAGAAGAAAAAATATCTAATTTTGTTGTTGATGAGGGGGTAATAGAAACTAACAATAGAGCTGAAACAGTATTAATTTTAGAAGGTTATAAAAAAATACTAGATCAAAATATTACTCTTGCTGAGTATGGCTTAAAAGATGAAAAATTAATAAAATTAACAAAAACTATTATAGATAAATGGTTGTTAGCAATAAGTAAACAATATAATCAAGCTTGGTTAGATTATAGGGCTGTTGAGAAAAAAATTAATAATGCAAAAACATTAACAACTTTAAATAAAATTATAATAAAATGAGAACTAAAAAAACTATTAGTAAAAATAAAAAACTTTCAAGCAGTCAAAAAAAATATAATTTTTTAATGTCTAGGAATTTATTACCTAAAGACAAACTAAAGTCTAATAAAAAAAAGAAATCAACTTTAAAAAAGTAGGATTGTTAATTAAAATTTAAAAAATTATGACAGCTTTAACAGAAGACCAAAAAAACAAACTCAATGGCAAAACTGGTAGATTTATAAAAATACTAGATAGCAATACTGATGGTTCTTATTCAGACGAAATATCTAATGATGACAAAGATTTATTGTTAAGACTTAAAATTGTAGGAACGCCTAACGCAAACATTAAAGCTTTTATTAGAAGTCAAGCAGAAGGGGTTATAAAAAAAGCTAACTATTTAAGAGTTTATTGCGATAATTGGGGAGGTGCAGTAATACATATTGAATCTAGGAGCGGACACGAAGAAGACGAGTATTTTCACGATGCCGAAGATAATATAAGCTCAAACATAAGTAAACTTTTAAATACTTAAAAAATGGGAATTTTAAATAAAAATAGTGGTGGAGATGCTAATAAAATTGACAAAATAACAAACCCAAATGTTAATGATTTAGCAAAAATAAACTCTAATGGAGAAATAGAAAATAGCAATATTCAAGCAGATGATGTAGTTGCGATTAACAACTTAAAAGCAAATTCAGCAGTTTTTGTTAATTCCTTAATTGGTAATGATAATAACAATGGGTTAAGTTTAGCTAGTCCTTTTGAGACCGTTGGTAAAGGTTTAACAGAAGTTACAAATAGTGGTAATGTAGTTATTTTAGGCTCTGATACTCAAAGTATTAACCACACTTTCACATCATCGCAAAATTCTATAAAGGCTAGCATTTCAGATGCCTTTAAAATTAGTGGCACATTAAACTTGGTAAATGGAAATACCTCGATGGAGTTTTACAACGGTAAAACCAATGCGACCATTAACGATGATAGCGCAGGAACATTTTATATGAACAATGTTAATATA